TTTAAAACACTTAAAGTAGGTGGCAGTACTTTCGCCAGAAGTAGTGCTACTTATTCAGATAGTACGATAGAAAGTTGGAGTTGGCAGGTAGGACAACAATATGTGCCTAACAATACAACAGGAGCATTAACTCCTATGTCTGCTCCTGGTTCAAATACAACAGTTACTTTTATAGGACAGTAGTGAGCAAGATAGAGCTAGAACAATTTGTAAAAATTCCAGGACAAGCTAGAAAAGATTATTCAACAGATGTCGCAATTAATAATGATGTTGATGAAGATGATAAACCTTTTCAAAGATTGTCTATGTGGGTTACTGATCCGGTAAGCAAAGAAGATATAAGATTTGAATGGAATAAAACAGATAGTGCTTTGGCCTTAAGTAAAGAAAACGATAAATGTTATATAGACACAGATGCAGTTATTTATTATCAAAAAAATTGGGAAGTAGAAACTTATAAAAACTTTTTAAATAACTCTACTTTGGTTCCGCCTGATCCAGAATTAGATGATTATAATATTAAGAAAAATATGGCCGTTCCTAAAAATCCTAATACTTATGATGAAGTTTATGTAAATAAAAAATTAGTTAGAACGGATTACAACATTGGCTTACATCAAGCTCAACCGCTTATAGAAGAAGTAGAAAAAGTTTTTGGAAAAGATCAGGATTGGAAACAAAATAGATTTAATATTATTGGGACCTACACAGCTCACGAAGACGCTCCCCTAAGACCGCCTTATACAAATGAAAAAACTTATAGTTGGTACAATGTTTTTATAGAAATGCCGGAAGAAACATTAAATGCGTTTAATGTTCCTGATGTTGGCTACACATATAATGGTTGGCACGCCATAAAGTACAATACTGTATCTGGAAAAAAACAATTAAAAGTTGTTATTCAAGACGACGAATATACAAGCAATTATCAAGAACACCCAGATACTTTTATTCCTAGACCACCTGTTCCTTATTATGCTTCTAAAAGTCATTTTTTTGCAAAAATATTTAATGAAGACGGAACAGAAGCAGATGAATATGATGTTTTTTTTGTAACTACAAAAGATATTATGAAAGAATTTTGCGAAGAACAAAATTTACAATTTCCTATGCCAGAAAGCAGAGAAGATGATTTTGTTTGGATTTATGGTTTGGTGTATGACAAAAATACTTTAGAAGTAAAACAAGTTAAAGGATATGTTCGTTATCCTACAGATGAAAGCGAATGGCTATAAAACTAGATACAAAAAAAATTGACGAAAAATTCTATAAAAAACTAGAACAAGAAAGACTGTTAAGAAAAGAATTTAAAAAAAAATTCCATAACTAAGATATAATTTAACCTATGGCAGACACATTTACCAATATATTAAATTTAACCAAGCCAGAAGTAGGAGCGAGTACGAATACTTGGGGTGGTAAGATCAATGCAAATTTAGACGCTGTAGATGCTATTTTTAACTCGGCAGGAGCAGGAACTTCTGTAGGTTTAAATGTAGGCACAGGAAAAACTTTAAAAGTAGCCGGAACTTTAGATATTGACGGAACTATTGATTGTGAAGGCGGAACTATTGATAACACTACTATTGGAGCTAGTACACCGGCTCCAGGATCTTTTACTACTTTAGGAACTAATGGTTTAGCTACTCTAAGCAGTCTTACTGTTTCTGGAACTGCCACTTTGCCTACTGTAGATATAAATGGCGGAGCTATAGACGGAACGCCTGTTGGAGCTAATTCTGCTTCTACAGGAAATTTTAGTAGCGTTGGAATTACCGGAAATCTTAATACACTAGGAACTATACAAAAAAGCGGAACAAATATTTTTGATTTAATTTATCCGGTAGGATCTATTTATATAAATGCAACTAACAATAATAATCCTGGAACTTATTTAGGCATAGGAACTTGGGAAGAATTTGGACAAGGTAGAGTTTTAGTAGGTAAAAATACATCAGGAACATACGGAGTATTAGGATCTACTACAGGTCAAGAAACTTATGGTCAAACTATAGCTGTCAATCAATTACCGCCACACAAACACGCAGTACCAAACTCTGATTGTCAAAATTATGGAGCAATTCAAGGTTATACTAATAATAATCAACCGCTTAACAGGTGGTGTGATACTGACGGAATAGCAAATAACGCTCCTGCTCCAACAACAGGATCAACAATTTATAACACATCTGGAACAGCACAAAGTCAATCTCAATTAACGACAGACGCTAGACAACCTTCTATTGTTGTAAGAATGTGGAAAAGAATATCTTAATGTTAATTTATGGCTTTAGTAGAAGTAACTCCACCTGCCGGAATAGTTAAAAACGGAACTGATTACGCAAATAAAAATAGATTTGTGGACGGAGATCTTGTCCGCTTTGAAAATGGCTACTTAAAACCGCTTGGTGGTTGGACCAAATTTAGAAACAATCCTTTAGGAACTTTTTTTTCTGCAACTATAACTACTACTAGCGGAAGCAATACCATTACAGCGACAACTTCTGTCGCACATGGATTAGCAGTAGGAACTTCTTTTGTCATAGAAAACTATACAGCTACCGGTGGAATACCTGGAACAGAACTTAATGCTCAAACTTTTTCTATAGCTTCTGTTCCAAGCACTACAACTCTTACTTTTACAACTTCTACATCTGCGACTTCTTCTGCAACTTCTTCGGCTTTTAGAATAATAATTCCTAGTGTGCCAATAGGTATGTATTCTTATAATGCAAACAATGGAGAAGAAATTTTAGCTGTAGGAACTAGGGCAGGTGTTAATGTTTTTTATGAAGATACTTGGTACGACATAACTCCGGCAGGTTTTGTAGCTGATGATGTAATTACTTCTGTTGGGTATGGAGCTTATCATTACGGAGTAGAAGATTGGGGAGATGCAAGAAGTCAATCACAAATACAATTTGATACTAAAAGTTTTTCTTTTGATAATTATGGAGAACATTTAGTTTTTTGTTTTCCGTCAGACGGAAAGTTATATCAATGGCGACCTAATTCTAATACCGGTGTTCCAGATACTATAGCAACACAAATACCTAACTCTCCTACAGGTTGTCAGGGCCTTGTAGTAAGTAACGAAAGACATTTAATAGCTTTGGGATCTTTAGGAGATCCTAGAAGAATAGCATGGTCAGATAGAGAAGATAATACTACTTGGACCGCTTCTGCTAGAAATACAGCAGGTAATTTACAATTAGCTTCTGGTGGTAAAGCAAATTTTGCTTACAGATTTGGCAAGGACATAATTATTTTTACAGATATAGGCATAAATAAACTTTATTATGTTGGAAGTCCTTTTGTTTATGGTATTGAAGATGCAGGTATTAACTGTAAAGCAATAAGTCCTAGATCAATTATATCTTCTGGTGGTTTTTTATCTTGGATAAGTGAAAACTCATTTTTTACATACAACGGCCAACTTAGAGAATTAAAATCAGATGTTCACGATTTTATTTTTGACAATATACAAACTAATACTCAACAAGCTACTTTCGGAGCTCACAATATAGATTTTAATGAGATTTGGTGGTTTTTTCCTGTTGGAGAAGTAACTCAGTTATCTCCAAATAGATATATTATTTGGAATTATTTAGATAATGTTTGGAGTATAGGAGAATTAGATAGAGGAGCTTGGATAGATCAAGGTGTATTTAAAAATCCTTTGGCTACAGATAGTAATGGATTTATTTATGAACATGACAAAAGACCATTACTTAACTCTCCAGGATTAGGTTCAAGAAAACCTTTTTGCAGAACAGGTCCTTTAGAAATAGGATCTGGAGATAAAGTAGCTCAAATAAATCAAATATTATCAGATGAAGAAACTACAAATTTACCGGCAATAACTTTAAGTTTTACAGGTCGTTTTAATCCATTAGGAGCTGAAACTGATTTTGGCAGTTTTAATTTTAATGCTAGTGGTTATACAGATGCTAGATTTTCAGCTAGACAAATTCAAATGAAAATAGAAGGAGATGTAACTCAAGATTTTCAAGTAGGAAAAATTAGACTAGATGTAAAAGCTAGAGGTCGAAGATGATACAACCTGCTAGTAAAAATCAATACATACAAAATGTAACAAATGCAAAATTAGATGTTTCTAACACAGGAACATTTGAAACAATATATACAGCTCCAGGTACTACTGAATTTGATTTTGCTGTTATAGAGTCTATTTTAGTAGGAGATGATAATGGTCAAGCAACTACTATAGATCTTGTAGTAACTACCGGATCTGCTAATCATTTTTTATTCAAACAAAAAGATATATCGGCAAATGGTACTGTTGAATTGTTAAGTAGAGATCTTGTTTTAAAATCAGCACAATCATTAAAAATACAAGTTAGCCATGCAAATATTAATGTTTTTGTTAGTTTAGTAGAGTATGGAAAAGGAGATTAAAAAAGAAGAATGGGAAATTTATTGGGACCATTGTAAGCCAATTATAGAACCTGCTGTAAAATATCAACAATCTTATACTATAGATGATATAGAAGATAAAATAAGACATGGGTTTTTTCATTTATGGCCTGGAAAAAACTCTGCCATGATTACTGAATTAGTAAATTTACCGCAAGAAAGAGTATATAACTTGCTTTTTGCAGGTGGTAAATATGACGAAATAGAAGGTATAATAGAACAGATAGAGGTTTTTGCCAGAGCTATAGGTTGTTCAAAACTTATGGGTGGTGGAAGACCAGGTTGGCATAGAAAAATAAAACATTTAGGTTTTAAAAGAGATTTTATTTTAACAAAAACATTATGAGTTTTAGCAAAAGCAAAGAAACAGATACCGCAAACGTCCCTACTTATTTAGAGAATTTATATACAGATGCTTCTGAAATAGGTCAAATAGCCGCAGGAGCAGAAATGCCTGTATATTCTGGTAATAGAGTAGCAGGATTAACTCCGGCAGAAATAGAAGCAGAAGCAGAAGCTAGAAGACTTTTTGGTACTTCTATGGCTTATGATCCAAGAACTAATTTAATGGAAATGATTGGTTTAGATGCTCCTTCTTACAATCCGGCTTCTTTGTTAGAAGGAAACATAACTGCCTATGAAAACAGATTTACTAATCCACTTATTAATACTATTGTTGATGATTTTGACAGAGTAAGAGATATGCGTGTTCAAAAAATTCAAGATGATGCAATCAATAGCGGAGCTTTTGGCGGAAATAGATCTGCTATTTTTGAACAAGAAGGCACTAGGGCCTTAGACGAAGAAATGCTTAAAACAATAGCAGGAGTAAGAGAGTCTGCTTTTGATAGAGCTATGGATAGATTAGAAGCAGATACAAATAGAATAGACACTTCTAGAAGAATTGGAGCTGATCTTTATGCTCAAAATTTAGATAGAAGATCTGGTTTATTAAATGATTTACTAGCAGATCAATACAACTTGCTTAATTTATCAGATGATTTCGGAACAAGAAGAAGGGGACTAGACCAACAACTAATAGATGCAGATATAGCTAGATTTGACGAAGAAAGAAATATACCACTAGAAAGATTAGGAATTTTAGCGGCGGCTTCTGGTCAAATTAGTCCAAGCGTAATCGGTAGAACTAGAACAAGTAGCTCTAAAGGACTAGATATATCAGATATTGGAGCTTTATTAACAGGAATAGGCAACTTAGGTGGTGGTGGTGGCGGCAACTAATGATAGATCCTAAATTTAAAGATATGCTTACTCTTGCCAATATGGGAGTTACCCCAGATGCTTTGACAGCTTTTCAAAATCACAGAGATAAAATCCAACAAGGAGAAGATGCTCTAAAAATGAGAAATAGTGTTTTATTTGGCAACACTTTTGCAAATCCTAGCTCACAAACTAATGCTACTTTTATACCGCCACAAGAAGGAAGTATGTATGATCCACAAAATCAAAGAAGACAAGTAGCAACAAAACTAGATATGGCTATGACAAATACTCCTGATCGGTTTATAAATCCTTTGTTGTCGCCTGATACTTTTGCTAGACCTAGCGGCAGTACATTACTTAATAATGTAAATGCAAACTCAGCTCCAGTAATGTTTCAAAATTTAAATAAAGAAGCTGTAGCAGACAATCTTGAAAAAACTATAGGAGCTGTTGATAAAAGAGAAAATAAACTTGCTAAAAGAAGGGAAGCATTTGATAAAGTAAGAAGGTTTGGCTTAGCTTTACAAGGCAAAGATCCAAATGCTATGGACATGAAAAAAGTTTTACAACAACTACAAATTCAATCAAGTCTTTTAAATCAAAAAAACACACAATCAATTATTCAGGCAAGAGAAGATAAAATAAGCCAAGAAAATGACATTATAAATTATGCTATGTCTGAGTTAGCTAATGATCCAAATGTTACAAACAAAAAAATATATGAAAATAATAGAGGTTTGTTATTAGAGTATGGAAAAACTAAGTTAAAAGAAAAACCTAGTCAAGTATTAGTCGGCTATATACGAGGTAATATAATGAGTCCTAATAAATTTAAAGAAATATCAAATATAAATGTTATAAAAGATATGGTTGTAAATAATCCAGATATAGCAAATGTATCAGGCGATAAAGTACAGGAATTTTTTGATTTTGTGAAAGGAATTAGTTATAACGATTATGCAAATAATGTAAATGGAGCTAGAGATTTTATAAATCAACTTATAAGATTGCCAAAAGATTTCATAACTGACGGAGAATATACATCTTTAGAAATACAACAAAGATTAAATTCTTTTATGAACCCCCTAAATATGCCTGTAAACTAATGAATAATGTCTTTATTAGATGATTTCAATGCCGGAAAAGATTTAAGTAAAAATAATTTTTTTGACCTAAACACCGAACAAACAAATTCCGAAACTACCTTAGAAACTACACCAGAAGAAAGCGTTGGTTTTGGTTCTAATGTTTTTAGAACATTAGTAGGAGCAGGAAGGGATTTAACTCAAGGAACTTTAGATTTTGCAAAATTTATAACACCTGATGCTTTAGATTATGGATTTATTTATGGAGATAATCCAAACACAGAAGAAGTAGAAAGCGGTTTAAGATTTGGTTACACAGGAAAAGACTCTGGTGTGCCAAGAGTAACTTTGCCAGAAGTAGAAGAACCTACATATTTTGGCGGTTCTTTTCTTAGAGATGTAACCCAATTTGCAGTACCTTTTTCTAAATTAAATACAGTAACAGCTCCTTTTAGAACTGTTGCCGGTCCAGGAACTTCAATAGGATCTAATATTGCAAATAGATTTTTAACACCTGGATTTGGAAAAAATACTTTAGATAGGTTTGGCTCTAATGTCGCTAGATATGGAACTTTAGGAGCAGTTACAGAGAATATAGCTTTTAGTCCTTACGAACCTAGATTGTCTAATTTAGTACAAGAATATCCTATGTTACAAAATCCTATAACTGAATATTTACAATCAGATCCTAATGACAGCGAAGCAGAAGCAAGATTAAAAATGACTATAGAAGGGTTTGGATTAGGTATTCCTTTTGAATATATTAGTAGTGCCATAACTACATATTCTAGAAATAAAGCAATCGCAAGAGAGCAAAGAATAGCAGAAGGAATAGAAAAAAATAAACTTCCAGAAGGAGAAGATTTTGTAGGTCCTGCAAGACCAGAAAAACCTATAGAAACTACAGTAGAAGAAGTTATAAAAGATCAAAAATTAGATATACCTATTTATAGAGAAGACGGATCTTTAGATATAGATTTAGGAAAAAATAATTCAAAATTAGGAAATTATTTAAAAAAGGCAGAATTTAATGATGATGATGTTGCTTTTAATAAATTTATAAAACGCAGAGTAAGATCAGAGTCTTATGGTTATGGCAAAAAATTTAAAAATCTTTTTGAAAGATACAATAGACTTTTTGGAGAAGGAAATGAAGAAAGAGGATTAGCAAACAGATTTTTAGCAGAAGAAATTTCTAAAATTAAAGTTAAAGCTGATAAAGATTGGAAAAAATATAAAGCAGGAAAAACACCAGAAAGTCCTTTAAACAACAGACTTCAAGAACCAGATATGCCAGAAGTTTTCCCTACTGCTAAAGGAGTTTTAAGACAGCTAAGACCTTTTACTTATGCACAATTAAAAGTAAGTGAAATAGGGGACTCTTTAGGACTTAATGATAGTAGAGGAAGGCCTAGTAGAGCTTATTACAAAAAAAGTAAACCTGATTACGAGTCAGAAACTCAAAAAATTGTAAGAGAAAAAAGAGAACAAGATGAAATTATGGACTCTTCATGGTGGGACGGCCTTGCAGAACAATTTGAGCGACAAGGATTTGAGCTTAGTTACGATACCGCATCACAAGTATTAGCTAAAGGAGATGATAGTAATTCAGCAGAAAATGTATTAAAAAAATTAATAGAAGAAGACGCTTATAGACCAGATGATGCTTATAAGCTACTAGAATACGAAAGATTATTAGAAGGTATAGATCAAGAAAGACGCTTTTTAGAAGGAGAAGGTTTTGATCCAGATGAATTATTAGACGATCAAATAGACGCAATTCTTCTTAATACTCAAAAAAACTTAGATGATAGACTTGATTTAAACCAAGAAATTTTTGAAAACTATACACCACCTAATTTAAGAGGAGATCAGGGATTACCATTAGGAGAAGGAGCTGATGCTCCGCCTGGAACTCCACCACCACCTAGATCAGACGAAGGACCTATACCAGAAGGACCTATAGATCCAGATAAATTAGCTAATATAAATTTAACTAAATATGATTTAAGGCCAGAAGATATAGAAGCTCTAACAAGTCAAGCTATAAGAAATAATAATTGGGTTGGAGCTAGAAACAAAATGAAATTTGGTTCTGACGGAAGCATTTTAAGAGAA